ATGATAATAATAATGCTGTATTAAATAATGTTTTTGGAAAAAATAACAATAATAGAAATAACAACAATAATAATAACAAAAATAATATTATGATTAATGATAACAAAAACAATAAGAGTGAACCAATATCATTTTTTGAAAAGAAACCCGGTATATTTGATTTTAATTTAACTAAAATAATAATAATAATAATAATATTAGCATTTTTAGGATTTAATATTTTATCATATTTAGGTTATACTTTAACTCAGTTATTAGATTCTATAAAACCCTTGTTTAATAGTATATTAGGTATATTTGGTGTGGCAGTAGAAGATATAGCGAAAGATACTGTAGAAGTAACAGGAGATGTAGCAAAATCAGGGGTTAATTTAGTTGCTGGTAGCGCTAAGACAGCAACAGATGTTGCATCAGGAACAGTAAATAGTGGTATAGGTGTAATAGAAAAAACAGTAGGAATAGATAATGATAGAGATACTAGTGTAGATGAAGAAGATGAAGAAAAACGATTAAGCGAAGAAAGACAAAGTAAATATGAAAAAGAAATGAATAAAAAAATAAATACGCCCGATTACAGAGCAAATCCTGATATGCTTGATGGTGTTTCTCAAGAGAACAATAAAGGTGCAGGTGGATATTGTAGCGTAGGATCATATAAAGGAATAAGAAGTTGTATTATGGTTGAAGATTCAACAAAGTGTTTATCGGGAGAAATTTTCCCATCTAAAGAAATATGTATAAACCCTAGTTTAAGATAAATAATTTAATTAATAAAAATTAATTAAATTATTGATTAATTAATTGTTCTATCTAGATACGAGTGTCCAGTCACTTGGTATAGATTGATTTGTTAGTTGGGAAGTACCTACAGCCCTGACTCTATATTCATATTCAGTTGTATCGGATGAATTAGAAAAAGTAATAGTAGTTTTAGTTTCTTCATTTAAATTAGCACTTGAAGTAACACCATATCCATATGATATATCATCATTTATAGTAAAATAGTTATAAATGGCAGTAGAATTTGTTTTTTCATTTCGTTGGACTTGATATTGGAGAAAAGGAATATTATTTAAACCTTCGCTTGGTGGATTGCCATAGACATCATCATCCCCCCATGTTAATTCTGTAGTTGATAAACTCGGATTTTGAGGCGGATCTGGAGAAGTTTCTGTTAAAATTAATGCATCTTCTCCTGTAACATCATTACTTCGACCATTATTATATAAAGAATTATTCTTAGCAGATATAATAAACTTGTACCATTTACTATTCTCGAAACCATCATTATTCATACCTGCACCATTATATATGTATTCATATTTTATATTATTATTAAAAATTATATCACTCGTGTAATTTGTACCAATATTAATTGTACCAATATTAATTGATAGATTGAATGAACTATCTGTTATGCTATGTGTAAATGACTGAGAAGCATCAGTATCAACACCTACTTCATTAACAGATATATCAAAGGTTATTTGGCTATCATCACGAGTATTATATATAGCTCGATTACGTCCATCATTATTAAGTTCCCAAGACAATATAATCTTCGGTCGTCCCCATCTAGCATTAAAATTTACTATTTCTGGTATAGTTAAAGGTTGTCCGCTTGTGTCAATAATAGAATTACCAAGTAAATTTTGTGCCTCACTGGTGCTCGTTCCCAATTCAGGACTAAATATAATGTCGGATGTATTAATCGGATTTGTTGTTGGTCTATTTGCGGTTTCTATTCTAAAGTAATATTTTGTACCATTATCAAGTCCGTTAACATCATAACTGGTTTCACCCGAAGGCAAATATATTGGATTTAATTCTTCGTTACTACGTGTAATTAAAGTTGTAAAGTCGTTTTCAGTTTCCGATACAGATATTTTAATACTACTTAAATCTAACAAACTTTGGTCTCCGGCATTAAAATCTGTTGGTAATACCCAACTTAATGCGACCTTGGCATTATCAAATGATTGTCCAGAAAAATCTGTGCAAGGTCCTGCATTCCCAATAGGTTCACCAATAACACTTCCAACAGGTCTTGTAACTTTACAAGGGTCACGATCTAAAATATCTACAGGCGTAACAGTACACTCATATTGGTTATCATTTATTAGAGGAATATCAAGATATTGTGTAGGTCTAGCATATTTAACATTAAAAGATGTGGCACTGTCTGTTTCTCTATAAACAATATTGGGATAAGGAACGCCTCTTTTATCACGTAAAATACACATTTTTGAATTTGTTCCAACATTTCCAGTGTCGTCGATAGTGCTAATAATCCATTTACCCGCTTCACCGTTTACCGGATTAAATGCACATTTTAAAGATGTAGAACTTTCATTATAATAACTAATAAATAAATACATAGAAACATCGAATTGTTGTTGAATAGCATCAATTGTCCTAATACAGGTTTCACCAACTAACGAACAATGTTGTCCAACATCATCAGTGTTATTTCCAGGATTGTATACAGTACTATTGTTATAATTAATATCAACATCATTAGTTCCATTACCATCTATATATTGAGTTTCCCAATCATTTCCACAATTGTCAGATCTAGCAAATTTTAATGCTTTTTCTCCGCTATCATAATAGGCAACATAAACATATTTTGAATAATGTTCTCCATAACCGGCAAAACAACTTACATTTTGATTTTTTGCATTATCACCTACACCTCCTGATATATCTACGTTATCAATACCACTTATATCCCAAATAGTATTCTCATTTAAATCAGTTGTTTTAGCGAATGCTAAGCTAACATCGCCTATACCATTAACTTCTCTTCTATATGCTACATAAAAATTACCGCATCCATCTAAACCGGTTGGATTTTGAACAGCAAATGAATTAATAGGAGATAATAGTGCAGAAGCATCAATTACACAATTACTTCCGTCTTTATATATTGGGTTATTAGCATTAGTATCACCAAAGGCAATAATGAGAGAACTATCAAATGTGTTATTAGTATCACCTGATATAGAGGAAAATACTGTATAAATCATATCGCCAGACATGTCATTAGAAATATATTTACCAAAACCGCTCGTATTTGAACTGGTTGTATTTGGATGTTCAAATCCTAAACTTAAATCAGACCATGGATAGTTATCATTAACCGCAGTAGAATATATACCATTTGTAATAACAAACCCACCATCATTAATTGAATTAGATAATCTCGTATTAGTTAAAACCGAAGATTGAGACGAACTAGTAGAATAATTCACAAATATTTTATTATTAGATAAGTCTGTTTGTCCAGCATTAATTCCTTTTTTAATTACCGTATCTAGATATTCGCCTATATCTGTGCGTGATAAATCTGTTATATCTTTTTTTTCGGGTTTAATTACATCAGATAAAGGTTCCCAATTATTGCCAAAATCATGTGACCTAGCAAAATCAACCCGTCTTCTATATTTAGTATTATTGTTAATATCAAAATTATCTACAAATGAAGGGTCTAATTTATTTGTTGTTGATAATACATATAATGAATAACTTCCGTCTTGTCCTATAGATATTGCATCACCTTGTTTATCATTAGATGAACCGGTAAAAATAGTTGTTTTATACCATTTGGTTTCTTCAGTTGGTCTAAAAAATCCATAACTTATATCACTTTTCATTATATTTACTTCCCCTAACACATATGAACTATCATATGCATTTAGATCTCTAACCCATTCTTGTTTAACCGCGTATATTAAATCACCACCTAAATGTAAAGATTTTTTACTTTGAATAGCAATATCATAACCTAGTATATCATAACACCCAGCAATATCTGTATTCCAATTAAGTTCAATTCTTCTATTTAAACCAGTAGTTGCAGGAGTTGTTACTGTTGGCGCAGATGACATACACGGTACCGAATTAGGCGCTATATCTGACATACCTAACCCTCCTGAAGATAATGTTGGGTTTCTAGTTAAGTAATCAACCAATGGTCTTTCTAAAAAACTTGCATCTACAACTATATTCCAAGTACCCCTTAAACCACTAGCACTAGGTGGATGATATATACCTGCCCCGCTAGTAGCATCGCAATTATTAAGTGTATAAACAGAACCGGTTGGATTTAATGTAGTTCCTGTAGTAGTACTTATGCCTCCACGTCTCGCCATAGCCGCTGCTCGTTGTGCTTTTGTACTATTACCTTTATTTTGATTATGCTGTAATGTCTCGTATTTTCGTCTCTCTGCTAGGTCTTCAAACGTTAAATTTGCAGTTGTTAAACAAACTCTATTATTTTGTAATCTAGTCCAATTTCTAGTAGGCGCTTTACTTCCTGTAGAAAATAATACAAAATTTCCATTTCCATCATGTGACATATTATACTATTATATACTATATATTATTGTATTATATAATAGCTACAGATAGTTAGCGTAATATATTGCTATATTATTAATGTTACTAATCTAAGGTGGAAGTGGTTGTTCTGGTTGGAAATACCATTGCATAGACAAATAAGGTGGTTTACTGTTAAATATATCAGATGTTCCACCATGTTTCATTGTTGTATTAGGTCCTTTATTAACAATACCTAATATTTCTGCTGGAGAAACAGCCTTGCTATAATATGTTAAACTGGATGAATATCCGTTAAATCCTCCATTCATAGACATAAATACGTCGCCATAATTTTGTTTGGGAACACCAGATAATTTATGTCTTTTAACTATAGCACCATTTACATATACATCTAACATATTTTGCTCACATTTTATTATGATATTAACCCATTTATTAAGTGGTATATCATTTACAACAATTTCTTCAGATATATCAGAATAGGTATTCATAACAACAGTTATAGCATTGGTGTTGGGATTTAAATATAATCCAGGTGCGTTATTAGGGGAATTCTTACCACACGTTTCTCCATCATCACATACTTCTATATTAGAATTACCTTTGTGGAATATATGTTTATAGTAATTTTGGTTCATACCTAAATCCTTAATATTTATCCATATAGACCAACTAAATTCTATACCTTTATCTTCATTATCAGAGCGATATGTTGGTTTAGATGATGGATTATTTGGATTTTGAGGTATATGATATTGTTTTGAAGCATCTATCATTCCGTCTAAAAGTTTTACTTTTTCTTTGGGCATTAATAAACTACTTATTAACATTGTTCCTAATCTGAATAAAATTAAGAAGGCTATTAATACTAATAGAATAAATCCAAATTTTGCTACGAAACCATTAGATTTCAAAAATCCGCTGGATGCTGCACCTAAATCGCTCTCTTTTGGATTACTAAATGAATTTCCAATATTTTGAAAAGATTTTGATATACTATTAGTTGTGGGTAAAGATGGAGGTTTGAATGCAGATTGTGGTGCAGGTTGTGGTGCAGGTTGTGGTGCAGGTTGTGGTGCAGGTTGTGGTGCAGGTTTTAATATATTAGTTGCTCTACTATTTGATGCTCTACTATTTGATGCTCTACTATTTGATGCCATCTATGTTATATATATTATATATTATAAAACATATTAATTATTATGATTAATATGATTATTTATATATGGATCATTTTAAATAGCAAAGGCGTATTGTTCTCTATCATCCTTTAAGAATACAAATTTAAGTTTATATTGGTTAAGTAAATTACCTAAAATGCTTCCTCCTGGCCCTTTTGTATATATATTCCATGCTTGTTGTGGATTTATTGAACTTGGAAAATACTTAAATTGAGATGTATAACCTGCAAAACCTTCAAATGGTGTTAAAAGTATTGGTGCATCAGTCTTAACATTTGGCATTCCGTTCATTACACATGTCTTAACCAATTTACCATTCAAGTATATATCTAATGCTCTACCCGAAACAGATATAGTTATATTTGCCCATCTTTGAAGAGGTACATTTTTAATACCACATTCAAATACATTTTGTCCACCGGTGTTTTCAGGCATAACACTCATTTTTACTTTTAATGTATTTGCTGTTTCCCCTAAAGTTACCGTAGGTGAATGAACTATACCCTGAGTTTCTAAACCGCTTCTACTAAAGATTGTCTTTTCTTGTCCATATTTTACTTCCCAATCTGTTACATAAATCCAAAGAGAATATGTAAAATCATTAGTACCATCTCCTGCTGGAACCTTATCCGCTGATATTATAACTTGCTCATTTGCATTGTTGAAATCATTAAGAGTTTGCTGTTCCCCAAAAAATTTAGATAATATATAAATTACTAATATAAAAAGAACTATAAATAGAATAATCATACCAACACTCATGTTTACGTTATATATAATATATAATATATAATATTATTTATTAAATATGCTTCTAAAAATATGTTTCTAAAATATAAAAAAATAATTTATATCTATGGATTTTTAAATGAATTATACAATGTATCTATTTTCTGTATACTTAATGGTTTATCATAATAAAGAACATTTATAACACTTCCATATATACCGTTATCTTCTCCAACAATAACGCTTTCATTATCTATATAAGGTACTTCGCCATCAACAGATGATACTAATTTATTATTAAAAAAAGTATCTAATGTACCATTGTTATTATTTATTACTATATGATTCCATTTTTGTAAAGGAATATCTTCAATAATAGTTATTTCCTTTGAAGAACTAGAAGATGTTTGCATCATAACCTTTATTTTATTTTCATCTGCCTTATATTGTATTGCTGGTTTATTACCATAGTTTAATACATTTGTCCATTTTGTATAAGCTTTGTTAGTATTTGGTGGCATATTCTTTATATTAAACCAACCTGATATTGCGTAATTATAAGTGAAATTAGCATCTATTTTTCTTTTAAATGAAAGATTTGCCCCATCTGTTAATGTAGCACCCTCTTCCTTATTAATAACCTCAGCTCTGTATCCTTTCTTGTTATCGGTTTCATTTAAAAATTCATATGTTCCTAAATTTGTTTTTTTATTTAGATTTAATACAGGCGGATTTTTTGTTAATAATATGCCATCTTTTATTGTTACAAGACTTATTAATTTATTCCAAAATAAATATAAGAATAAAAATACTAATTCTACTCCTAATAATATCCAATTAGAGTTTGTAGATATGTTATACTCTTTTTTAACCCATTTAATTCCATCTATTATCAAACAAGGTATATATAAAATTACTTTAAATAATAAGTTTAAGAATGAATATTCTCCAGGTGATATTTTATTTATAACCTTCATAATTAAATCAAAACCGTTTAATACACCAAACGTTATTAGTCCAATAATTGTAATTGTAAGTAATGTTCCTGATATAAAACCAGCAATAGTTACATTTGAACCAGCATAATCTATTGAAAATAAAAAGATTACAGCTACTAATATAATAGATAATAACATTAATAATAATAATCCTGTAAATTTAAATAAACTAGGACCACTTTCTTCACCATATAACGTTTGTCGTCTTCTTAAGAAAATAAATGACAAAAGTATCATTCCTAAACCAGTTGCAGTTATTATTTTAGCACTTGAGCTATTATTCTTAAACAATCCATAAGGATCTCTTGAAAATATAAATAATGCCGATAATATAAATACTATTGATAATAGTATAAATATAGACATCTCATTTATTTTTTTAGCAAATAATAAAAACAAAAATGCTAATAATGCTAATAATGGTATTAAAAATAATATAATAGTATTAAGAGATAACTTTTTAAAGTATCCATGTAAACCCCAATTATTTGGAGTAGATTCAAATGGCCCCCAATGTACTCCAAAAAGAATTAATATTTCTGGTAAAACTATCAGTATAAAGAAAAGTAAAAACAATAATATTAGTATTGTAATTGCAGGATTATTAAGCAATGATTTTCCCGATGTTTCTGCTATAATTCTTAAATATTTGAATAAATATATTAAACCATTTTTTAAACCATTCCATAAATTTTTAAGTAAAAATATTACAAAAGACCGGACATATAATAATATGATAAATACAATAATAATATGAAACCACGTTTGACTTGTAAATATAAATTTGCCGGATTGGGCACCTACAGAATTTTGCCCTCCAAAGTTATTTATAGCTTCTTCTATCATACTACTCATTTCTAATAATATATAATATATATATTGTAATATATAATATATTGATTTATCTAATGTGTATTAGTGTTATCAGAATTCATAGTTTCCATCCAAGTTTTTTTACCATGACAATTCTTACACAAAGCTACTAAATTAGATATGTGATTTGTTCCGCCTTGGTCTAATCTATGTTTATGATCAATATCAAACCACGCATCTAATGTACATTCACAATCGTTACATTTCCATCCTTGTTGAGCTGCTACATATTTCTTTTTTTGTTGACTTACTGAACGTTTATTAGAATTACCACCTGAGCGCATCATTCTTTTTTGTTGTGGTGGAATATGATTATAAACGCCAGCACCTGAATTTGCACCTGCTCCTGCGCCTACAGCTGACATTTTCAAAAAAGGTGATATTATGTCAGCAGAATTTTTATCTATAGGTGCATATTTAATCATGCCATTTAAATGTTGAGCTAAATTGCCCGATTCTTTTGGGTATTTCTTTAAAAATATCCATACTGATAAAGCAAAAAATATAACACCTCCAATTTGAAAATGTTTTTTCCATTTCATTATCATTTTTGAATATTTTCCATCATGATATATGTTAATTACTACAAAACCTGTTATCAATATTAATAATAGTTCATTCTTCATTATATAATTATATATTTATGATATTATTTTTTTTTAATAGTCTTTGCTTTATTTGCTTTATCAATTTGAATATTTTTCTGTCTTTTTATCCGTTTTTTTTGGGTTTTGTTTTTGTTAGTTTTTGTTCTGTTCAATGCTAATAATTCCTTTGATAATACTTTAACATCTATAGGTTTATGTGTTGCTAATAAAACATACTTTCTAAGTAAAGTTATAACATCGTCTCTGAATGTTATTATTTTATTAGTTTTTATTTTCTTGTCTTTAATTATTTTATTTAATATATCAACATAGTCAATATAAGTTAATATTAAACTATAACAATCTAAATTTCTTTTATAAATTTTATTGAAATAACCTTTATAATCAAAGGTATATTTACCGAAGTCAGTCCATTCAAGTAGTATTTTTGTAAAACTTGTTATTAAAAATTCACGCAAATCGTTGCGAGAAAATGAATTAATAATAGAAAAATGCTTCATAAAGTATTCAGTTAACAATTTATATTTTTTATCCGACATAATATGACGAATAAAATCTTCTAAGAAATTTTGTAATTCTTGTATAAGTGCATCTTTATCTTCTTCTTTATTTGATTTAAATAATTTATTTAACCTGGTTCGTTTATTATAAATCATATAGTTGTAATGTTCTTTAAATAATTCAGTAAATAGTAATGATGATACTGGATGTGGAAAATAAATTGGTTGACTTCTTAGCAGCGGAGGTATTTCTCCATTATCAATAAACGATAATCCCCAATCAATTAACCTAACATTATTTTTACTATCTATTAAAAAATTGTTTGCCTTAATATCGTTATGATATATTTTGTTTTTGTTTAGTGGACCAATAACCTTATTTAATATTTCTACGAACTTTAAGTTTACTTGGTACAGTTTTTTCAGTTGAGCGTTAGCGTTACCCTGTCTTAAATATTTACTTACATCAATACCACCATAAGGCATTGTTATAATTAATAAATCATCTAGTGCTTGTTTTATATTTTTAGCAGTTATATCTTCATCAACTAAATTCAAACATATTCTATCAAAGTTTTCTAAATCCTTTTGGGTCATTATATCTGGTTGGCAAATGTTGATATCTTCTAAAATAAAATATTTTCGGTGATTAGGTATATTTGTTACCAAAGATTGTATGCTTTTGATAAAATCAATTTCCATAATAGCGTTTTCTTGAAGCATTAATTTACTTATTGTTTTTCCCTTACCCTTTTCTTTACGCTTTTCTCCAACGCATTTTAAGTTAGGGATAAATATACAACCTTGTTCTCCCATTTCTACTGCTTTACCGCCTATTAAATCTTTATTAATCATATCTTTATTAATCATATCTTTATTAATCATATTATTAGTATTAATATAATGATAGATTTTTTTATTTATTATAATAATAAACTACTCCGCCTATAGATATAACTATAAGGGCACCGAATATAATTTTTTCTCTATTTCTTTGCTGTATAACTTGTGCTATATTTCGTGGTTCATATTCTTTATAGTGATTTTTATATAAATCAATTAGTGGAATTTCAGCTTTACCGAGCATAGAATTTATTTTATTATGGATAAAATGTGTCCATCTTACAAAAGAATCTCTTGAGTCTAAATAAGGTGTAACTGGATATTTATCTAATATTTCAGCAAATTTATTCCCCATATCAGAATCGGGTAAAAATAACGGTAAATCATGGATAAATGTATAATATTTTTTCTTAGTGGTATCGTTAGGATTTTTGGGATA